AGGAAGTAACAATCCAAATGCTAAGAAGATTATATGTATTGAAACAAAGGAACTTTTTGGATCTATTAAAGAAACATCAATTAAAAAATATTTAAGCTATACAGCATTAAAAAAATGTTGTAAAGGGAAACAAAAAACTTCAGGTGGTTATCACTGGATGTACTATGAAGATTATTTAAAACAACAACAAAATATAGCTTAATTAAAAGTTATTATTTAATAAAGTAAAATAGGAGATTTAAAAAATGGCAACTAAAAGACAAAGAATTAGATACGATATTATTAATACTATATGGGTTAATAATGTTGGGTCAACCGGCTCTCGTGATACAGATTGGGATGATTACGCTAAAAAATATAATTTACCAGATTATTTTGGGGCTTCATTATGGCGAAAAGCTAGAGCGGATATAGTTAAATAATATGGGTTTTATAGATCATTTTGATTTAAAAACAACAGCATATGTAAAAAGAATTGCTTACGTGTCTGATGGGATGGGTGGAAACACCCAAACCACAAGTACAGTAGATATTATCAAGTGTGCTTTTTGGTTAACCGGTTCCTATGAAAAATATATAAGTGATAGGACACACAACCCTGGCACCTATACTTTAGTATGTGCCCCATCAACAAAATACTTAGCTTCAGATAAAGTTATAATTCGTAATTCTACTTATACAATTAATCAACCTGATAATGTATTACAGAATGATGATGTTATGGTAATTGGTTTAGAGTTGAAAGGATGAAATACAAAGTAACTACTAATTTAAAATGGGATGGAAATAAATTAAAAATAATAGGTAAAAAGTTTATAGGTAAATCTGTTTTAAAAGCTGGGTTGGCACTTCAATCACAAGCTATTTTACTTTGTCCTGTGGATGAGGGAAGATTAAGAGGTTCTATTTTTGTTAAGACTAAAGATATAAGTATAGGTAATGCGGATTCTGGTAAGATTGAGCCTGGAGATGAAATTGAAAAGCCTAATGAAGATAACGTTTGTTATGTGGGAACTGCTGTGAGCTATGCTGAGTATATTGAATATGGGACTTGGAAAATGGATAGTCAACCATTCATGAGGCCGAGTTTTGATTTAATTGCTGCTGGAAAAGTTTTAACAGTAATAAAAGAAGATGGAAAATTCTTTTTTAAGGACTATTTGAGAAGACCAAAAAGCGATAATTAGATTAATTATTAAAGGAGTATACTTTATTGGCTTATATCTATGTACTAAAAAATAAGATAAATGGGAAGATGTATGTTGGGCAGACTGTTAATATAAAGCAACGTTTAAAACAACATAGGACAGCTTTAAGGAAACAAGCTATATCTTTGGCTATTAAAAAACATGGTTGGTATAATTTTGATAAAATTTTTTTTAAATGTCCTATGTTTTTATTAGACTTTGTTGAGAAAGCATTAATTAAAATTTTTAATACTATATCTCCTAATGGGTATAACCTGAATAATGGTGGGCATATTAATAAAAAGTTTTCGATTGAATCAAAAAATAAAATGTCTAATACCCATAAAGGAAAAAAACTATCTGAAGAAACTAAATTAAAGATTAGTGTAAAAAATACTGGAAGGGTTGTGTCCCAAGAAACCAGGGAAAAACTTTCTAAAATACATAAAAATAAAATAGTTACAGAAGAAACTAAGAAAAAATTATCTCTTTCTCATATTGGTCAAAAATCTTGGGATGCTGGCAGAAAATTCCCAGAGTTTTCAGGTGAAAATTGTAGTAAGTCAAAAAAAATTATTTGTATAGAAACAAATACTGTTTATATCTCTGTTACGGAAGCTGCTAAATTAAATAATATACATCATAAAAGATTGCGTTATTGTTGTAAAAAGTTTGGCAGGATGGTTGAGGGATTTCATTGGATGTATTACGAAGATTATCTAAAAATCAATCAAGACAATCAAGGAGTAGCATAAAATGCCAGTATCAAATGAAGCACAAGCATTAGGTTATTTGCTTAATAACACGGCTGGTATAATAGCTATTACATCTACACGTATATATTTTGGAGAGATACCGGAAACAGTTTTCACGCTTCCTACAATTAACTATTTTCTTGTATCAGCACCTAATTTAGATACTCAAACAGAACGTAGACGATATCAAATTTCATGTAGAGCAAAAGACCCTTTTGTTTGTTTAAACTTAGCACATCAAGTAAGAGCAGCACTAAATAATTATCAAGGAACACAAAGTACATTTGATATAAATATGATTTATTATGATGATACAAAAATGATCCGAGAAGATAACAATATATACCACTGCCCTGTAGATGTTTTTATAACATTTGACAGAGTTTAATTTATAAAAATTAATTTTAATTTAAAAAAATAGGAGAAATAATAAATGGCTACTTTTCCAAATACTGGATTAGCAAACATTAATAGCACTATAAAAGGATCTTGTAAGATAGAGATATCTACAGACGGAGTAACCTTTACAAATTTAGGTTTAGCAAGAGGTGTAATAATTTCTGAGGAATGGGATTCATCAGATATTCAGGCGGATAATGGTCCCGATTTAGAAAATTATGTATCAAGTCATATTGTAAATTTGTCATGGAACTCTTTAGAGTTATATTTACCAAATTTGAATACCTTACGAGGTAACATTGATACTTTGTCTGTGACTTCTGCTGTGGCTACAACAAGAACAGACTCTTGGGAATCTTCTGAATGGGCGTTTAATCAGAATCTTTTGTTGGTTATGAATGGTGACTCAACCACTCTTCCTTCAATTACTAAAGTAGTGACAATATCAACTGGTGGTAGTTGCTCAACTCTTACTACTGGTGGTTTAGATTTTGTTAAAACATTAAATGCCAGTAATAAAACAGGCATAACAATTTTATCAACTGATTTTGGCGGCAATGCTCTAGACACGGAAGATCTACGTGTAACATACACGTATGCTAGTATATCAGCAAGAAAACTTTCATCTGGTGGAAAATCAACAATATCAAGTAGATGGTTTAGATTAACTAATAAAGAAATGATAGGTGGCGTAGCTAAATATAGATATTTTACTTTTTATAGTGGTTCTGTCAATGCTGGTTTGAATATGGCTTTTAAATCTGCTAATGAAGCAGATCCAATATTAGAAATGCCTATAAGTATTAAATGTAAATTAGATACTACGCGAAGCGAAGGGGATCAACTCTGGGCCATAGAAGACCAGGGTGCAGTAGCATAACATAAAACAATTGTTATAAAGGAACATATGAATAAACCAATAATTCATAATTTAGATGAAAAACAAAATCCGCCCGAGTATATACGCTTGGGCGGGATTGATATGGACATTAGTTTTATACCGTGTGGTATAGCTATACCACTTACTAAAGCTTATGATGAGTGGACAGAGTATATAAATAATTCTGGTGGTAAAGATGGCATTGAAAATAACATAGACAAAGCACATGATGCAGCTATGCTAATGGCTAAAACATTAGCAGTGCTAACAAAATTTTATGATGAAAAGTTAGACGAGGAATGGATTTTAAAAAATGTTACTTTACCAAATTTAGGTTTTGCTATAACAAAAATAATTAAAATAATTATTGGATCTACTACAGATAGCAAGATTATAAAAAATACTAACATTGATGAAGTTAAAAAAAAAGAAAATCAATTAACTGGGAACGAGCAATAGCTGAATTTTGTGTAATATATAGTGGTTGGACACGTAATGAAGTTCTATGGACATTAGATTTATCATTATTTTTATTGTATCTATCTACAGGCCGAAGAATAGATCTAGAGCGACGAGGATTTACTTTTAAAGAAGATAAGAATGAGATAGTTGAATCCTTTGATGAAGCAGCACAAGCTTTGTATACACCTGAAGAGTTAGCTGAACGTGAAAAGTATTTACGTAGACAGTTTGGTAATAATATAGATGGAATGTAAACTTAACTAATTTAACTTAATTTAAAAAATAAAATAGGGAATAAAAAAGTAAATGGCACAAAGTGTATTAGGCGAAATGATTGTAAAAATTTCAGGTGACTCTGCAACCTTTGATCGGTCGATTGATACATCTGAAAGCAAATTAAAAAAGTTTACACAAAGCGCCCAGAAAGTGGGCGATAATCTTACTAAATTTGTAACGCTTCCTATTGTTGGTTTAGGTGTAGCAGCTGTTAAGTCGGCAATGGATTTTGAGCAAATGCAAGTTCAACTTGCTACTTTGCTAGGTAGTGCTGATAAAGCTAAACAAATTTTTGAAGAATTGAAAATTTTTGCGGCTAAAACACCTTTTGAATTAAAAGATTTATCAAAAAGTTTAGTAACTTTAAAATCTTTTGGTATTGCAACCGAAGAGTTATTGCCTACTATTAAAACTTTAGGTGATATATCACAAGGAAATGGTGAAAAGTTAAGTGGGTTAACATTAGCTTTTGCACAAATGTCTTCTACTGGGCGTTTAATGGGTCAGGATCTATTGCAAATGATTAATCAAGGCTTTAATCCTTTGCAAATAATTTCGGAAAAGACCGGCAAATCTATGGCACAACTAAAAAAGGAAATGGAAAAAGGTGCCATTAGTGCGGACATGGTCAAAGATGCATTTAAAACTGCCACTAGTGAGGGTGGTGCCTTTTTTAATGCTATGGAAAATCAGTCTGAAACTTTAGCTGGTAAATTTTCTAACCTTCAAGATTCTATAATATTACTATTAAATGAATTTGGTAATGAGTTAGCACCTGTTTTAAAAGATATTGTAGGGGAAGTAACAAAAGCAGTTCAGTCTTTTAGTGAATTAGATGACGGCACAAAGAAATTAATTATACAAGGAGCTTTGTTTGCTGCTGGTATGGGACCTGTTATAGGTACAATTGGCAATATAACACAGGGTTTAGGAAGTGTTATTAAAATAGCACCTACTGTTATAGCATCTGGTGTAAAGATGGGTGCTGCTTTAACAGCTGCTTTAGGTCCAGTTGGCATTGCTGTAGCTGGAATTACAATTGCTTTAGGTGCGGCTGGTATTGCATTTGGAACTTTAATAGAGCAGATAAAAAAAGAACAAAAGGAAACAGCTGAATTATTAATACCAACTACAGAAAGATATGAATTAGAAAAGTATTTAGGTAGAAAAATAACCAATGAGTTAGATCAATTTGAAGCAAAAAAAAGACGCGCTCTTTCAAAAACACAAGCATTCAAAGATAAATTATTAGATGCTGAGGAAGAAGATGTTGAGTGGAAAATAAGGGCGGCAAGAAAAGAATTAGAATACTGGGAAGGTGAGCTTAAAAAAGCTCAAGATGCATTAACTAATGCAGGTAAAAGTACCGATAAAACTGTCAGTAGTAAACCAGTTGGAAAATCACAATCTCAATTATTATGGGAAGAAGTACAGTCAAATATAAATAAAGAGATAGCATTACTTGAACAACGTAATATTATTTATGGGGACAGTTCTAATGAAATAGCTGATAAACAAAAAATAATAAGTGATGCTATAAATAAATTAATTGATAATGGGTTTACGGCTGAGTCATACGCTATACAACAACTAAGAGAACAGTACATAGATCTTACTAATGTTCAAAAAGTAAATGCCGAATTAGATACAAAGGTAAGAGAAGAGATATTAGCCGATATCGCCTTACTAAAAGAAAAAGAAGCTGCTTTTGTTGCACTTACCGACACCTATAATCGTTATACATCTTTAGTTGCATCATCTATTGGACCAGTATTTAATTCATTAGGTGAAGCATTAGTAAAAGGTGAAGAAGGTTGGAAAGCTTTTGCTCGTGCTGGTTTGGATGCTATTGCAGGTATTATTGA